TAGGCATAAGCAAAATATTAGAAGGTGCTGGTAATGAAGGACCTGGATTTTTAGAAAGATTTGGATTAGTAAAAACAGGTGAAGGTTTAGATTTCTTTGAGAAATATTCACCACTTTTAAAATTAGGAACTGTAGGTGCATCCATAGCGGCGGCAGCATTAGGGGAAGATCAAGCTAAATTAATTTATGACCCAGAAAAAAACCCTTATCTTACAGGACAAGTAACAATCGATGATGCTATTACACCACCAGGATTTAACAAAGGTGGAGGCATAAGTGACTTCCCAGAAAAAGATGGTATGATTAATGGACCTGGTGATGGTCAGTCTGATGACATACCTGCTATGTTATCTGATGGAGAGTTTGTAATGACAAAACAAGCAGTCATGGCTGCTGGTAATGGCAATAGAGAACAAGGCACGAAAGCAATGTATAACATAATGAACACGTTAGAAGATAAAGCTGAATCAATGGGAATAGGTAGAATGTAATGGCAACTTTTCAAGAATTATTAGCACAAGCATATGGTAATGTTATAAAAGCTGGTGAGAAGATCACATCACCTGAATTTATGAGAGCTAATCCTGTGCCCGTTGCAAACGTAGCACAAGTCTCACCTGCATTATCACAGGCAACTGGTCTTGTTGCTAATGCTGCAACTCAATCTCCTGATTTCTTTGGTATGGGTGTAGGTGCTCTAGGTCAAGCAAACGCAGCTATTTCTAATGCAGCTACTACAACTGCAGGCACTCTAGGTCAATTTGATCCAACTACTACGCAGGCATTTATGAACCCTTTTCAACAGCAGGTCATAGATGAGTTTACGAAAGAATCACAAAGACAATTTAATATATCAAGGCAAAACAGAGCCGCTCAAGCTCTTGGCGCAGGAGCTTTCGGCGGTGCACGTGAAGGAGTTTTAGAGGCAGAGGCACAAAGAGGCTTTCAAGACAGATTAGGTAGTGGTATAGCCAACTTATTAATGGCAGGTTTTGATAGATCACAGACCGCGGCCCAAAAAGCATTTGAAGATCAAAGGACAGCTCAACAAAATGCAGCTAGATTAGGATTAGCTGGTGCTGAACAACAAAGAGGTATAGGTCAATTGTTTGGACAGTTCGGTGTAAATCAACCAACTGCCGTTGGTAACTTAGCAACAACACTAAGTAGTTTAGGTGTAACAGAGCAACAAGCTCAACAGGCAGCTTTCGATCAAGCACAACAAGCAAATTTAGCTAGATTTAGACAACCTTTTGATGCGTTACAGTTCCAATCGGGTTTAATTTCACAGTTTCCAACATTAGACGCAGGTGTTTTCAACCAACGACAAGGCAACCCTTTATTGCAAGGTATACAAACATTAGGTAGTTTTCTGGGGTAAGCAATGTCAAGCGGTTTTGATACCTTAAATGCATTCAAGACGGATCTTGTCATTGAACCAGTTAGACCTGTCGATCAAGTTCCAAATGTTCAGGGCGGTACTTTTGAAGTCACTGAGCCTATTGGTAATCAAGAAAAAAATCAAATATCTGCAGACTTAGCCGCAACAGCTGTTGACCAGACACCAGTATATAACGATATGGCAATAGAATATGCTGATCAATTTTTACCAGTGCGTCAGCAAATGGATGCACAGTATAGTGCAATAGCAGAGAGAATGGGATTAGGTCAAAGAGTTACTTTTGAAGACGCACTTAGAGAAATAGAACAAAAATTAGGACCCTTACCAAAATCAACTGGTTTAGATAAAACTCTGAATGTGCTAGTAGATAGCATAAATGCTAGAACTCCTTACAGAGGAGCAGCTGGTATTTTTGATGTGATAGCTCAAGTGACAGGAAAGTATATAGATAGAGAAACAGCAGAGGATGCTGCAGAGTTACAGCATACTTTAAAAATGAAAGAACTAGCATTACAAACTATGCAAGATCAAAACGCAGCCATATTAGAAAAGGAGTCTGAGTTTTACTTAAAAAAAATGGGTTACGATCAAGATTTCTTAATGAAAAATTTAGGCTTTAACATGGACATGCAAAAAAAATTAGCACAGTTTGATATAGATAAAACATTAAAAATAGAACAAGCTGCACTTGATTTATACAAAAACCCGAACAGATTATATCAAAACATGACTATACCTAATGAAGCAGATGGCACAGCAGAAATTGTTATGACAAAAAAGGTTTGGAACCCAGCTAAGGGAGAGTATGAGTTTATGATGGGCAGAAGAGAAGGTGATGACACTATCTTCGACATTGAAGTCCCACCAAACGCATATCTAACACCATTAGAAGGTCCACAAGCTGATGCGGCTCTATCTGTATCTGCTCCAAACTATGGACAAGCCTCACAGCTTATCGGTGATTTTAATACATTAGGTAGAGCGGGAGACATCGTAGAAGAAATATTACAATCAGATGCTGAGGCTGTGGCGCAGGGCAAACCATCACGATTTGGAGCAGAGGGTTTAGTTGAGTTTTTCAAACAAGAAACACCAAGAACATTTGGTTCTATTTTAAATGCAGTAAGCCCAGGTTTAGGTGACTCCTTAATACAAGAGGGTAAAACTTTAAGAGATAAAGATAAGGTATTTTATCCGTTAGAAGAGGATGAAGAAGACTTAAAAAGATTAGTAAACTTTGAAGCTAAAAACGATTCAAAATTACCTTTTGGTATTGGTAATACAAAACAAGTTCAAATAAATGTTGGTATAGATGACTTTTACAATCCATTAACTTACATTGGTTTAGGTTACGATCAAGACTTTGCAAGACAAAAGGTTCAAGAAAACTTAATTGTTTATGCTTTAGCTAGAGCTCTTAAGCCAACAGGAAGATTGAACGTTGACGATGTAAACAACGCTAGAAGAGTAATTAATTTACAAGGTTTGACATCTCCAGACTTTGTTAGAACTCAACTCGTAGAGATACTTAGATTCTTAAGAAAAGGTCAAGTAGATTTATTTGAGGCTGGTAAATACGGCGAAGGTAAAAATATATTTGATGATCAAAAATATAATGAGCAAGTTTTACAATTCCAACAGTTTTTAGGTGAGGTACCAGTAACACCGCCGCCGCCTCCAGCAGAGGGTGATGTTGATAAAATAGAAAACACAGATGATGCTCTGGGTATTAGCTTAGAACCAGAGGATTTATTAGGGAGTCAAACATAATGCCACCACAGCCCCCAAATAAAGTTACAATATTAAAAGGAACACCTAATGAGGCAGATTTCTTTTTTGAAAACCCGACTAACCCTACGGCAAATGATATTGCTAAAGTAAAAAAGTTTTACGGTATAGAGGAGAGTGCTTCAGCTCAACAGCTTGTTGATGAACTTAATAAATTAAAGGGTGTAACAGCAGCTAATATTTTATCGGACATACCATATGATCCACAAACAGAACCTAAAAAGTTTTATTCCGTTCTATCGCAAAAAATAGCAGATACAAATCAGAGAATGCAGCTCATCGCTGATCCGGCTAATTATTATTTTAAACAAGCCAATGACGCTATAAGTAAAATACCATACGTTGGTGGATTATTAGATAGAGCAATACCTGATCAGTTAGTTTCAAAACCAACAGCAGAGATCTTAGGTTCATTAGCCTTCATGGGTGGAGCTGGTGTATTAGCCATACCCACGGGACCAGCAGGAGTAGCTACCGCGGGTTTTGCTGTTAGAGCATTAGGTGCAGATGCATTAGGTGCTCAAGCAGGTGGACAAGTTTATGAGTTGACAAATCAAGTATTAAGACATCTTAATGATTTACCAACTGAGTCACGTGAATTACAGAACGCAAAATTTTTAAAAGATGCTTATATGAACTTAGCCTTCACTGGAGGAGCCATGGCCCTCGGACCAGTTGTAAATGGTTTCAAACCGGCTGTAGGTAGAATTTTATTTGGACTTGATAATAAAAATCCTGATTTTCAAAAAATGTTACAGGTAGCAGAGACTTATGGTATGCCACTAGGTATTATCCAAGCCACGAATAGTGCTTTTTGGAAAGGTTATTCAAGAGTTCTTGGTGTGTTTCCATACGTAGGTACACCTTTTAGAAGAGCTGTTGAGGGTGCACAAGAAGGCACAAGAGGATTCTTTCAGAAACAATTAGAGGGATTTGCGCCACTACAAACAATGGCATCTTTAGGTGGTGACATTTCAAAGCTAGCAAGAAAAGAGTATGAAGACACTATGATGGTTTCTAACGCTTTATATGAAAGTTTTTACAAATACGCTGATAAATTAAAAGGTAAGAAAGTAATAAAATTAGATACGGTAAAAAGATTAGCTGATGAATTTAATGAAAAGCTCACAGCAGCACAACCAGGTGCAAGTGGTTTCCCTTTTAGATTTCCTGGTAGTGCTACACAAGAAAAATTTATAGAGTTTTATAAAACCCTATCAAGATTAGATCCAGATGGGGTAACGATTGAACAAGCAAGAACTTTACAAGAGTTATTTTCAAACTTTATGGCAAATTTCAAAGTTGATGGTAAGGGAGTAATACCTACGAGAGAAGGTGCAAGAATATCACAATTACGATTAGCTTTAGAAAAAGACCTAAGCACATTAATCAACATAGATGGAGATGTAGATAAAGTAATTTTAGATACAGCCATGGAAAAATTGACAAGAGCAAATTCGTATTTATCGGGTGTTATGCCTAAATATGGCGGACCTGTAGCTAATCAACATAAATTAGTAAACGCTAATATCTTTGGACCAGGTCCACAATCAACCACTGAGGGTGTGCTATCACCAAAGCAAATGATGGACACATTAATACCTATGGCAAAAAACGATCCTGATCTTATGGCAGCGATGATGAGATTAGCTAAGACACCAAATGCAAACCTTAAAGCATGGAGAAAAGCCGGTATGAAAGAAGGTGTACCTGTTGAGGGCATAGAAGTAAAGGTGTTAGATGAGAATCCAAATTTACCAAATGGTGATCCTAATCCTAATTTTGGTAAGGTAATAACAACAACTCAAACAGTCATGTCTATGGGTCCAGAGGCTGGAAGAAAAAAAATACTTAGAAAAATGTTTGACCAAGCCGTAAGTGATTCATTTATAGGTTTACCCGTTGCAAAGACATTTGATGATTACAAAAATTTAGCAAAACTAAATCCAGAAGACATACAAAAATATGGTTATAAAAAGAATCAAGATGTTTATAGATTTAGAACTGTTGACTTCGATCCACAAAAGTTTGCACAGTCATTAGGTTTAGATAACGTGGATGGTCGTGCTGCTCTAGAGGTGGCTCTGAAAGGCACAGGCACGAAGATAAAAGATATAGAAAGATTCTTAGACGTTGCAGAAAAAGCAGGTAGCTTCACAGTAACAGATCCATCTCAGTTCGTGGCTAGACGTGTTACTTTAGGTGGATTCAAAAGTTTATTATTGTTTGGTGGTGCAGCAACAGGTGGACAAATTTTAGGTGGCGTAGGTTTACCAATGTTGATGATACCTTTATTATTAAGACACGGCTCTAATATTTTGTCAGACCCACAAGTATTAAAAGCTTTTACACAAGTTTTAGAAGATGGTGGTATTGATATGATGAAAAGAGCCGGTGTTGCTAGAACATTAGGTGACACGGAGGATAACAAAGAAAATTTAAAACCATTTACAATATCTAAAGAAAACCAAAAGATTTTGTTGGATTGGGCTAACACAACATTACCTACAGAAGATGAACTTGATCAACTAGATTTCGTAAATCAGGTAGAACAATCAATTATAAGTTTAATGAAACAACCACAAACTCAAGCAGAGGCTAAACCTGCAAGAAGAGAACAGATGATTATGATGAACAGATTATTTGGTCCAAGAGGTTTCTTAACTGAAGAGGAGGCGCAGATAGGTAGACAGATACAAGATAGGTTACAACCACAGTTTGACGCGAACTTAGGTGCCAATAGACCGTTCCCTCAAAATGTAAGACAACAATTAGCATTTGGCACACTTGATGATGCCTTGCAACAACAGCAATTGAATAGTGGCATAGGAGCAATACGATGAAGATGGATGGCGGCGTAGACGCAGTAAGAGTAGTACCTATAAGGATGCAAGAAGGCGGTGATCCTGCAGAAAAATTATTAGCTGAGGGTCCACCAGCGCAATTTTCTTTACGACAAGAAGAAAAGGTAATACCTAGTGAGCCAAATGTAATTACACAACCTAGACCAAATCCTTTTCCAATACCTGTCCCAGACAAACCAATATCTAGTGAGCCCTTGTTTGATAGTGGTGCTCAAGATTTTCCTGGTCCAGGTATGAAAATGCAAGACTTTTTATTTAACACACCTGTAATAGATCCAAGAGAGGTCTATTCAAGAGACCCTGATCCGTTTATACAAGGTTTTTTTGACCCTATGCCACAAGACATGGGAGGCATACCTAATTTAATGCAGGCTAATATGTTGAAACCTGCTGGTATATTGACTATAACTAAGGAGTACGACATATGATTGAAATAACAGATTCACTTCGAGAGCAAGTACGTCACCATGAAGGAGTGCGCACAACCATGTACCTCGACACATTGGGAAAGGCCACGATCGGAATCGGCCACCTTATACTTCCGCATGAGAGAGAAAGATATGCAGAAGGCGTAGAGATTACCATGGAAGAGGTAGAAGAACTCTTCGATATTGATTTAAAC